GATATGCGGCGGCAGCCGGGGGCGGGGGAACCCCCAAAAATCCCGCAAAAAATAAAAAGCCGTTTTGCCCCATGTTGTAAAATCCGGCAAAAACAAAAAGTCTATTTTGGGCATAAAACATATTGACACAAATTATGCCGTGTGCTACACTACCCTTACAAGATGAAGGGAGCGATGCACATGAAAGTCGGATATATTCGGGTGTCCACAGAGGAGCAGAACACGATCCGCCAAGAGATACTGATGCAAGACCTTGGTGTGGAGCGTGTCTACATGGATAAAGCGAGTGGCAAGAGCCGCACAGGCAGGCCGCAGCTGGAAGCGATGATGGATTTCGTCCGAGAGGGCGATGTGGTCGTTGTTGAGAGCATCAGCCGGTTTGCGAGAAGCACGAGGGACTTGTTGACGCTGGTAGAACAGCTTACAGGCAAAGGTGTGGGTTTTGTATCGCAGAAGGAATCCATTGACACGAACACGCCACAGGGCAAGTTCATGCTTACGGTGTTTGGTGCAATGGCGGAGCTGGAGCGAGAGCAGACCTTACAGCGGCAGAGAGAGGGCATAGCGGCTGCAAAAGCGGCTGGGAAGTACAAAGGCCGTCAGCCGATAGCAATCAGCGATGATCTGCTTAAAACGGTGCATGAGCAGTGGTACAAGAACGAAATTACCACGGCCTATGCGGTTAAGCGGCTGGGTGTAAGCCGGAACACCTTTTACCGCCGGATGTGGGACTACGAGGATTCCGCAGGGATTCCGAGACGGCGTTGAGAGAGGGAGGGAGAAAGAGCCATGAAAAAGAGCAATGCGAAGCCCGCTGACAAAAAGATGATAATCGTTTTCGTCATTCTGATGATTGCTATTATAGCTTTTGCAACCAGTAGCAAGAGCGGCGAACAGGCGCCTGCCGAAGAAGACCAGTACACCCCCGCAAGCTTCGAGGAGATTTACCAGGCTTACGAAGATAACGAGCTTGTGGCAGATGACCTATACAAAGGCAGACGGTATGAGGTAACCGCCACAATCAACGGGATGGAAACCGGTGGGCTTATGAACATGACCGGCGGGGCTACCCTGACGATGGAAAAGAAGATTGGGAATACAATCGTTGTATTTCTTGCCGAATTTGAGCGAGACCAAGAGGAAGCCTTGAAAAACATTAAAGTCGGAGACGAAATCACATTTGAGGGGACTTGTTATAGCGCAGGTTCTTGGTCAGATTGTGAACTTGTAAACTAACTTTGCATAAAACCAAATAGAATGGACTACCGATTATTCGGCAGTCCATTTTTTATTGCAGGAGGACGAATGGATTATCGGAAGATTGCGGAAAGCATCAAAAACCGCATAGAGAAAACGCATGACCGGGAAGCCTACAAGGATTTGCTGGCGTTGTGCATTGGGTGCGAATCGGAAGATTTTGATGCGGCGCACCAGTTAAATTCCGAAGTCCGAAAGATGACCTCCGAGGCACTTCGTAACGGAAACCCGAAAGACGCGGAGTATTTCTACACGCTGCATAAGCAATCCATGCTGTTTGACGCGCCGCATGATTTTGACACCTTCCTGCTGTATGTGGAAATGGACAGAAAACCGGAGAAGCGGTTTTATGCTCCACGCAGGCGGTATCTAAGACCTATTGTGCAGGGGTATCAAGATGTCCTTGACGGCAAATTGAGGCTGCTGACCATTTCCCTGCCGAAAAGAGCCGGGAAAAGCCAGCTGGGAATCAATTTTATCAACATGATTTCCGGGAGAAACCCGGATAAATCGTCTTTGATGGAAGGCACGGGCGATGATCTTGTGCGAAGCTTCTATAACGGCTGTCTGGAATATCTGCAAACGCCGAACGAGTATTTGTTCTACGATGTGTTCCCGGATGCTCCATTGGTGCAGACCAACGCAGACACAAAAATCATCAATCTGCGGTCAAAATCCCGATTCCCCACGGTCATGTGCCGGTCGATTGACGCACGGCAGGTTGGCTTGTCGGAGGCAACAAATGTCCTTTATTTGGATGACTGTGTGGAGGGCAGAGAGGAAGCGAAAAACCGTCAACGGCTGGATGATAAGTGGGAAGTAATTTCCGGCGATATTTTAGGCCGTGCCATAGAGGGTACGCCTATTGTGGCCACCGGGACGAGATACTCCCTATATGACCCCATAGGGCATTTACAGGAAGAAGCGCAAAAAGGCGGCTGGGCATGGAAAGCCATTGAAATCCCGGCCCTTGACCCAATTACAGACGAAAGCAATTATGAGTATGAGCGGGAGGGTAAAAAGGTTTTTACCACCGCTTATTTCCGCGAGCAGAGAGAGCTTCTGAGTGCGGAACAGTTTGAAAGCGAATTCCAGCAGCAGCCATTTGAAGCAAAGGGGCTGCTATTCAATAAGTCGGAGCTGAACTATTTCTTTGAACTGCCGGTAGACCGTGACCCGGATGCGATCATTGCCGTGGCAGACACCGCAGAAAGCGGGAAAGACAGCACGGCGATGCCTATTGCGGCCTTATATGGGGATGAAGTCTACATCGTGGATGTGGTATACGACGATTCCCCCGCAGAGGTCACAAAGCCGGAATGCGCAAAGTGCCTGATTGATAACAAAGTGGGAGATGCACTGTTTGAATCCAACAACGCAGGTATGTATTTCGCAAGAGATGTTGCGGAGCTTGTGAAAAACGCAGGATTCAACACCAGCATACGGACAAAAAGGACAATTTCCAACAAGCAGACACGGATTGAGTTTGCATCAGACGGGATCAAGAAGAATTTTTACTTCAAGCATCCGTCCACATACAAGCGTGGGTGTCAATACTGGGGCTTCATGCAGGAAGTGACCACCTATGTCAGAAGCGGCAAGGTGGCGCACGATGACGCGCCTGATTCCTTGTCGTTGCTGGAGAACGAAATCCGAAACCGCATCAGCGGCAAGATTGAGATATTCAAAAGACCGTTTTAAGGGGTGACGCTATTGAGACAAATGTTTGGTAGAAAGGTCATTTATTCGGATGCTACCGAGGTAAACGAGGGTAATATTGCAAATATCCTGCAAAAGGCAATGGTTGTCCACGCCGCCAACCGGGCGGACATGGAATATTTATACAGGTACTATAAAGGCGACCAGCCTATCCTTGCCAGAGTAAAGGATGTGCGCCCGGAGATTAACAACAAGATTGTAGAAAACCGGGCAAACGAAATTGTGTCCTTTAAGGTTGGCTATTTGATGGGCGAACCCGTCCAGTATGTCAGCAGAGCGGCCGATGAAAAAACCGCCGAGATGGTGACAAAGCTGAACGATTATGTTCTTTCGGAGGACAAACCGGCAAAGGATAAAGAGCTGGCGGACTGGTTTCACATCTGCGGAACGGCTTATCGCATGGTCATGCCGGACACACCGGAAGATGAAGATGAAGCCCCGTTTGAGATTTATACCATTGACCCCCGGTTTTGCTTTGTGGTGTATTCCGTGCAGTTGGGTAATCCTCCCCTCATGGCGGTCAAATATGTCAAGATGGAAGATGGGACAGTCGTTTTCAGCTGCTACACAAAAGACCACTTCTATGAAGTGACAGACACATGGAAGATTATTCGTAGCGAGCCGCAGATTTTGGGGATTCCCATTATTGAGTACCCGGCAAACCGTGCAAGACTTGGCGCGTTTGAAATCGTTTTGAATCTGCTGGATGCAATCAACAATGTGGAATCCAACCGCATGGACGGCGTGGAGCAGTTCGTGCAGTCCTTGCTTCTGTTCCACAATGTGCGAATTTCCGAAGATCAGTATTCCGCTTTGCGGCAGGACGGCGCGATTCAGTTTGAGGATATTGACCCGCAGAAAAAAGCAGAGATCAAAAACCTTGTCACGGAGCTGAATCAGACGCAGACACAGACCCTTGCGGACAATCTGTATAACACAGTGCTGACCATCTGCGGTATGCCCAATAGAAACGGCGGTTCTTCCACTTCTGATACTGGCTCTGCAGTCATCATGCGTGACGGCTGGTCTGCGGCAGAAGCAAGAGCAAAGGACTCCGAGCTGGTGTTCAAGCGTTCCGAAAAAGAGTTTCTGAAAGTGCTTTTGCGGATTTGCAATGACTTGAGCGATTTGTCTTTGAAACTGTCTGCAATCGAGATCAGATTCACCCGGCGGAACTACGAGAATATTTCCGAAAAGGCAAATGTGCTGGTAACCATGCTTGGTAACGGGAAAATTGCGCCACAGCTTGCGTTTACGCATTGCGGCCTGTTCAGCGACCCGCAGCTTGCGTACAAGATGAGCATGGAATATGTCGAGGAAAACGGAGGAAACAATGGAATTAACGCTGGAGATGGTACGGGCGATCAACGAAATTCTCAAGAGCCGCAATCAAGCGGAGGTGAAAGTGGAGAACGGGAAGATCGTAGTAATCGAAGTGCGTAGGAAAAAGAAATACTGAGTGGGTCTGGCAAGGGCTTGACCGACAGCCGAGGGGCTATCCGAAAGGGTAGCCCCTTTATTTTTTCGATTTACCCGCCGTAAGGTGATAAATGGTCAGGGACGACCTAAAAACGCAAACGGGAGACAACCCGCAAAAACAGAGAATAGTGCTGAGTGAACAGCCTTGTTAAACGCAGGAGGTAATCAAAATGGCAAAAATCGACACCAGCAGAATCGCCGGTTATGCGGACATGTCTTTGGAGGACAAGCTGAAAGCGCTGGAAGCGTTTGAGTATAATGACAACGCATCCGAGCTTGAAAAGCAAAAAGCGGCAGTTTCCAAGGCAAATTCCGAGGCCGCAGAGTGGAAAAGGAAACACAATGCTTTGCTGAGCGAGGACGAACAGAAGAAACAGCAGCAGGCGGAGGACATTGCCGCTATGCAAAAGGAGCTGAATGAGCTTCGCCGCGACAAGACTGTGTCGCAGTACACGGCCAAGTTCATTGCACAGGGCTATGACGAAAAGCTTGCTGCCGATACCGCCAAGGCAATGGCTGACGGCAACACTGATAAGGTGTTTGCCAACCAGCAGGTGTTTTTGGAGACATACGCAAAGCAGGTAAAAGCCAGCGCAATGCAAGGCACACCCAAGCCCGCTTCCGGATCCGGATCGAATGGTGCAGACTTTTCCAAAAAAGCTGCCGATGCGCAAAGCACCGGCAATTTTGCGGAGGCGGCGTACTATACCCGCCTGATGAATCAGGACAACAATACACAGTAAAGGAGAATGAATCAAAATGGCAGATACTTTTGCTACCAGCTTCGGAGTGCTGAATTACTCCGGTATGCTCTTCAACAAGGGCAACACCCGCACCCCTCTTTCTTCCATCATCGGAAGCCGGGCAAAAACCACAAACCATGTCGAGTTCGTCACAGGGCAGGAATACAGCTCTGCCGGCGGCACCCAGCCCGCTATCAGCGAGACCGCGTCCCTGACTGCACCTGATGCAACCGTGGTGACCCGCACCCAGAAAACCAATGTCACGCAGATTTTCCAGGAGACCGTAGGTGTTTCCTACGCCAAGATGTCCAACATGGGCACTCTTTCCGGCGTGAATATCGAGAATCAGCAGGCAAACCCCATCAATGAACTGGATTTCCAGGTGGGCGCAAAGATTCAGAAGATTGCCCGGGATATGGAGTTTACCTTCATCCAGGGCGCATACAACAAGGCCACGGACGATTCCAAGATCAACAAGACCCGTGGTCTGACTACCGCCATTACAACCAATGTTACCGCTATGGCATCCAAGCCCCTGGGCCTGTGGGATGTAGCCGACATGGTGAAGAAGATTTACGGAGCAAACGCCCCCACAAATGGCCTGGTGCTGTGGTGCGATGCCGTGACCATGTTCCAGATCAATGCGGATGCCGTGCAGAACGGTCTTACCGTGGTTCCCGCCGCCCGTGAGATTAACGGTATCGCGCTGTCCAGCGTAATCACTCCCCTTGGCGTGGTTTATCTGTACCTGGGCGAGTGCCTGCCCGCTGGCACCGCACTGCTGCTGAATCTGGATGTTATCGCCCCTGTGTACCAGCCTGTTCCCGGTAAGGGTAACTTCTTCCTGGAGCAGCTGTCCAAGACCGGTGCTGGTGAGAAGTATCAGCTGTTCGGCCAGGTAGGTCTTGACCACGGCCCCGAATGGTATCATGGCAAGTTCACCGGTATTTCCACCGATTTCACTGCGCCCACCTACAGCCGCAGCGTGTTCATCGCCAATGACGCAAGCAATCCTGTAAACACCAAAGCTGTGACCGGCTGATAAAGGAGGGCGGGAAGTATGACCGAAGCTGAAAAGACCGAGCTTTTAGCTACTATGACAGACCAGCAAGGAAGCGTGCTTTCCGCCTACCTTGCTATTGCTGGGGATAAAGTGCTGCGAAAACTATACCCGTTTGACGACACGATTAAGGAAGTCCCCGAACGGTATCACATGACCCAAGTGGAGATTGCCGCATATCTGCTGAACAAGCGCGGAGCAGAGGGAGAAACAGCGCACAGCGAGAATGGTATTTCCCGCTCCTATGAGGACGGCGATGTTCCGTCCTCCCTTTTGCGTGACATTGTCCCTTATGCGGGGGTGGTGAAATGAGATGTATGGATCGGAACAAATCGGCATTTTGGTATCTCCTGTATGACGGGAAAACTATGAATATGTCCGATGACGGCTACGAAACCGGGCAAATGTCCGTGAAATACAAGGACGCAGTGAAAATGCTGGCGAATATCTCCCCTGCATCTGGGGCGGCGCAAGTGGAGCAATTTGGGCAATTTGTTTCCTATGACAAGGTCATCGTCACGGATGACATGGATTGCCCCATTGCAGAAGATACCGTTTTGTTTGTGGACAAAAATCCGGAATATAAGGGCGAGAAACCGCTTTATGACTACATCGTAAAGCGCGTGGCCAAATCCCTGAATTCTATCTCTATTGCCATAAGCAAGGTGAATGTGTCGTGAAGCACAAGGTTGTTACCACCCTCTCTCCATCCGGCGTACAGCAGATGATCGATTCCGTTCGGGAGTACCGGGAATGGATAAAAAGCGGCTGTGCAAGGCTTTTGGAGCGCCTTACACAAGAGGGATACGAAGTGGCAAGCGCAGGCTTTGCGAGCGCCGAATATGACGGCACAAACGATGTAACCGTGTCTGTCGAAGATCGAGGAAAAATAAAGGCCGTTGTCGCCGTTGGCGGCACGGTCTTATTTATTGAATTCGGCACAGGCGTAACATACCCGGATAATCACCCGGAAGCAAGGGACTTGGGAATGGCGCGCGGAGAATATGGCCAAGGACGCGGAAAGCAATCCACATGGGGCTATTACGGAGAACCCGGTACAAACGGAACCGTTGTAGGCGAAAGAGAAAAGGGGACGCTTGTTCTTACACATGGTAATCCGGCCAATATGCCCATGTATAACGCCGTAAAAGAATTGGAGTTGCGGCTTGGAGAAATCGTAAAGGAGGTGTTCGGATGATTGATGTGGAACGGATGATTTTTACCCCGATTGCAGAAGCCTTGCGAAAGAAGTTCAAGGGGATAGATGTTTCCGGGGCGTATATAAAATCTCCCCCCAAGTTCCCCCACGCAAGCATTGTGGAACAGGACAATTACACGACCACATCTAATCAGGACAGTTCCGGCGTCGAACGGTTTGCAACCGTCATGTATGAGGTCAATGTCTACTCCACCAAAACCGGAGAAAGCAAATCAGAGTGCCGCAGCATCCTGTCAGAAATCGACAAAATGCTGTATGCAATGAATTTCACACGCATTTCCATGACACCCGTCCCGAACATGGACAGTGCGTCAATCTATCGCTTAGTGGCACGATACCGTGCCGAAACGGACGGAAACACACTTTTTAGGAGGTAAATTATGGCAATCAGTACCTATAAAATTTTCCTGATGCAGAAAAGCTCTCCCGGGACCACCTGGACAAAACTGGTGGACATCAAGGAGTTCCCCGACCTTGGCGGTGACCCCGAAATGCTGGAAACCACCACCCTGTCTGACAAGATGCAGACCTACATCGCCGGTATTCAGTCTATGGACGGCCTGAGTTTCACGGCAAACTACACACTGGCCGATTACAAGACTCTGAAAGCAAAAGAGGGTACGGAGGCGGATTATGCCGTTTGGTTTGGCGGCACAGAAGCCGGTGGCTCTGTTACTCCCACCGGCTCTGACGGAAAGTTTTCCTTTAAGGGTCAGCTTTCCGTGTATCCCACCGGCGGCGGCGTAAACGAAGTGGTCGGAATGAATATTACCATCGCGCCCACCTCGGTCATCACTTTGGATGACGGCGAGTAAGGAGGAATTATGGCAAAGACAATGACCATCGAGCACAACGATGTGAAATATGTGCTGGAATACACCAGAAAATCTGTGGAAATGATGGAGCGGCAGGGCTTCGAGATCGAGGAATTGCAGCGCAAGCCCATGACCTATCTGCCCGCCCTGTTTGCTGGCGCTTTTTTGGCGCATCACCGCTATGTAAAGCGTGATGTTATCGACAAGATTTACGCCCAGCTGCCCAACAAGGGAGATATGCTGGGCAAGCTGGTGGAAATGTATAGCGACCCCATTGTAGCGCTCATGGATGATCCCGAAGCCGAGGGAAACGCCAGCTGGACGGTGGACTGGTAAGCGAACCGCCGCCCGGTAAAGAGGGGGGCAATACCCCCCTCTACGCTTACACGGAAAAGTTCTATGAGGTTTTTCCTTATTACCTTGCAATAGGAATGACCTACGATCAGTTCTGGGAAATGGATTGCGAGTTGGTCAAGTACTACCGTAAGGCAGCGAAAATCAAGCAGGACTTGGACAACCAGCAAGCATGGCTACAGGGTGCGTATTTCTATGAAGCCTTGGCGGATGTATCGCCTATTCTTCATGCGTTCGCAAAGAAAGGTGCAAAGCCTATTCCGTATCGAGATTCCCCCTATCAGGTGGGTGAAAGCTATAATTCTGCGGAGAAAAAAGCGAAAGAGCAGAAAAATGATAGCCGTGCAAAAGCAATCATGGAAATGTTCATGATTGCAAATAACAAGAAATTCGAGCCGGGAGGTGAAAAGCATGGACAATCTTGAAATTCGCGGACTTGAATTTCAAATCAAAGAGAACAGCGACAGTGCCGTTGCGTCTTTGGGACGGCTTGAAAAAGCGTTGTCCTCCCTAAAGACGGCCACTTCCGGCGGAGCGTCCGGCGTAAGAACCGCTGCAAATCAGATAGCTGCGCTCAATAAAGCACTGTCTGAGTCTGGTGCAGTTGGGCAAAAACTTAAATCTATCTCTGCCGGGCTAAAGGCCATATCCGATGTTGGAACCGTTAAGATTCCAAAATCGCTTGGGACTAATATGCAATCGCTCGGAACGGCACTATCCGGGATTTCCGATGGCGATATAGACAAACTCTACAATGTCGCAGATGCTTTGCGCCCGCTATCCGAACTGGAAGGTGCGCACATGCGTTCGTACATCAACCAACTCAGCGCTTTCCCGGACATTGTACGCGAACTCCGCGCCGCAGACATTGACGAGTTTTCAAACCAAATGACCCGGCTTGCAAATGCGCTGAGACCGTTTGCCACAGAAATGCAACATGTAGCCGATGGATTTAGCGCCATGCCGTCTCGAATTCAGCGGCTCATAACAACAACCGAGAAGTACAACAACACGGTAAATAAAGGTGCTTCCCAAACGAGCCGATTTGGGATTTCCCTCAAAAACATAAAAACGGCAGCGGTTATGGCCGGAATTCGTCAACTGTACGGATCAATTTCTAAAATGATAGTTGCGTCTAATTCCTATCAGGAAGATTTGAACCTGTTTACCGTGGCTATGGGGCAATACGCAGAAGAAGCACAAGAATATGCGGAAAGTGTCTCGAAAGTCGCAGGAATTGATCCGGGCAAATGGATGCGGAATCAGGGCGTATTTAACACTTTGCTGTCCGGCTTTGGCTCTGTCGCAGACCGTTCTTATCTTATGAGTAAGAACCTCACACAGCTCGGCTATGACATTTCTTCGTTCTTCAACATCTCTGTTGAGGAATCTATGCAAAAGCTGCAGTCCGGCATTTCCGGAGAGCTGGAGCCATTAAGACGGCTGGGGTATGATCTGTCGCAAGCCAAACTGGAACAAACCGCATTGACGCTGGGAATCGAGAAGTCTGTTTCTGCCATGACGCAGGCAGAAAAAGCGGAACTGCGCTATTACGCCATTATGACACAAGTTACAGAGGCGCAGGGCGATATGGCCAGAACCTTAGAGTCGCCAGCTAACCAGTTGCGCGTGTTTAAGGCACAGCTTGAGATGACAGCAAGGTCTATCGGTAATATCTTTATTCCTATCCTGATGAAGCTTTTGCCAATTGCTATTGCTATAGTTAACGCAATTCGGAAACTTGCGGACGCTATTGCCAAATTGTTTGGATTTGAGTTGTCGGACATTGATACTTCCGGTGTAAAGAATCTTGCAAGCGGGGCAGAAGACACCGCGGCTGGTCTTGATGATGCCACCAGCGCGGCTAAGGAACTGAAAAAGTCCGTCATGGGCTTTGATGAACTTAACATTCTAAACGGCAACACCGCGTCCGGGTCTGGTTCTGCTGGCGTGTCCGGCGGCAGCGGATTTGACTTTGAATTGCCGGAATACAACTTCATTGATGGCGAAGTAAGCCGACAGGTAGATGAAGTCACGCAAAAACTGAAAAATGCGCTTCCGTGGGTTCTTGCTATCGGCGCTGGTTTTGCGGCGTGGAAACTCGGCCCAAAACTTGGCCTTGATATGCAAAAGACCATCGGACTGGCCGTCGGTATTTTTGGTGCGCTTACGCTGGTGCAAAACATTCTCGATTCAATCGTAAACGGCGTTACAGAAGAAAACATGACCGGTATGATTTTCGGCATGACGCTTGCCGTGACTGGGCTATATGTTGCTCTTGGGCCGGTTGCTGGAGGAATTACAGCTATTGTTTCCGGCCTTGCTGTTCTGGCTGTCGCGTTTTCTGATGCAGAGAAAAGCGGATGGAATTTCCAGAACCAAATGCTTGCTATTGCAGGGATTCTTGCGGCAGGCGTCGGGATCGGTATATTGATTGGTTCTTGGATTCCTTTGCTAATCGCAATGATTGCCGCATTGCTTTTGAGCATCACAGTTTCTACCGGGCATGGGCAAGAACTTATCAACGGCGTAAAAGAAACCCTGCAAGGTTTTATTGACTTCTTTGCTGGAATCTTTACCGGAGATACGGAGCGCACAGCGAAAGGGATCGAGGGAATCTTTTCCGGGCTGAAAGGAGTAATCAGCTCCGTTATTGATGGCATAAGGGACTGGCTAAATGGGCTGTTGGACTGGATCGACAAAAAAACAAACGGAAAGCTCAAACCGCTTATTACCGGAATCAAGGCTATTGTAACCGCCGTTTTTGGCAACATCAAGCAAACCGTCGGGAATGTAATCGACGACATTAAGACGATTTTCTCCGGGCTAATCAAGTTTATCTCTGGCGTTTTTTCGGGCGATTTTGACAAGGCATGGGAAGGAATTAAGGACATTTTTAAGGGAATTTGGAACACCATAATCGATCTGCTTAACGGCGCAATCAACATCATTATCAAAGGGCTTAACTGGCTCATTAAGCAGATGAACAAGATTAGTTTCGATGTCCCTTCGTGGGTGCCGTTTGTAGGAGGAAAATCTATTGGAGTAAACATTGACTATATCAGCGAGAATGTGCTCCCGCGCCTCGCTAAAGGCGCAGTTATCCCCGCAAACGATGAATTCCTTGCCGTGCTCGGCGATCAGACCCACGGAAATAACATTGAAGCACCGGAAGGACTTATTCGGAAAATTGTCCGCGAAGAATCTGGCGGTTCTGGAGAAGTCCATGTGACCATTGTTCTCGACAGCGTGACTGGGAAAAAATTGTTTGAGACAGTGGTTAGAGAGAACAACGCCGTTGTCCGGGCGACTGGGGCAAGTCCTCTTGTTACATAAGGAGGTCAAATGGCAATTTTAACCATTACAAAGGCAGACGGGGCAAATGTCCCGCTGCCTGACCCCAGCGAATATTCGTGGGGCATACAGGATGTTGACGCAGATGGAACGGGGAGAAACCAAAACGGAGACTTGTTTCGTGACCGGGTAGGGAGTAAGCGTAAGCTAACTCTATCGTGGCCGCCCATGAAATCCGCACCGATGTCCACATTGCTGCAGGCTGTAGACGAGGTTTTTTTCAAGGTAAAATATCCCGATGCTATGACCGGTTCTGAACGGCAAATGACCGCCTATGTCGGCGACAGGACAGCACCCATGTATAGCCTTATTGATGGCGAATATCAATGGGAGGGGCTTTCCATGAACTTCATCGAGAGGTGAGCCATGCATACTGTAACAGACGCATTTAACGCCGCGTGTTCTGCACCGGGGCGTGAAATCACCAGCAAGGTAAATTTTAACGGTACGACAGACCTCCCGGCATCGGAGATACAGGAGATCGTTGTCACGGAGCAGTTCGGCTCATCGGACGGTGTGACCATCGGCGCGGCGTTTTCGTCCAGCTGCAAGGTTACATTCTACAAGCAGGACAATCTGCTGCTGAACGGTGCGTATTTTATCCCATCTGTCGGTATCATGGTGGGCGGTGAAGCCCAGTATGTGCAGAAGGGCAAATACTACATCCCCTCAGATGGCGTAGAGGATAGCGGAAAGCTGTGGGTAACTGTCACAGGCTACGACCGTATGGCTGGTCTGACAGAGGACTATATGCCCACCATCACATTCCCGGCTACTCCGACACAGGTGCTGGCAGATGTCTGCAAACAGGCTGGTGTAACACCGCCTGCCGTTACTATGCCGAGTATTCAGATCGCTGCGCCTTATACGGGCACTCTTCGGCAACAGCTCGGATGGCTGGCTGGGCTTATCGGTTGTAACGCAAAGTTTGACGCAACAGGAAACCTTGTCTTTTGCTGGTATGCCGATGGCGGTCTTACGGTTGGCCGCGACACGCAGTACATGGATGGCTTGACGCTGACTACTGATGATGCATTTACGATTCACAGTCTCTTGACTGGCACGGATAGCAACCCCATCAGTGTGGGAGCGGGAAAAGGTATTACCACCATTAACCCATACATGACCGCAGAGGTAGCAGAAACCGTTTTTGCCGAGATTGACGGCAAAACAATGCGGCCTTGCACCGTTAAATGGCGCGGGAACCCCGCCGTTGAAGCGGGAGACATTGTTTCTGTTATAGGCGGCAGCGGAGAGAATCTGACGGCCTATGTTATGGAGCTAAAAACGCAAATCAAGGGTGGAATGTCCGCCGACTTGACTTGCTATGGCCCCTCGGATACAGACTATGCTACCCCTTCTCCATCGGAACAGAAGTTCAAAAGGATGTATGAAGATGTTGTAAAGTCGTTTCAAGATGCTACCCAAAAAATAATCGGAGCACAAGGGGGTTATTTTGAAATCACTTATGACAAAGACGGCTACCCTACTGGCTGGACGCTAAGAAATACCCCCACCGTGGAAGATAATACCAAAATGTGGATTATGTCTATCGGTGGTCTGGGATTTTCTAAGGATGGCGGAAAGACCATCAGCAATGTGGCTTTGACGATGGACGGCACAATCAACGGTGCGGCACTTGCCATAGGTTCTGTTAGTCAGGATGCGGTTTCCGGACTCTCCCAAAAGCTCATAGCTATTGACGGGAAATTTGAGTCCACCATCAGCAAGACAGAAGCCCAGAAAACCTATGCCACAAAAACCGACCTTGAAAATATTGAGTTGACCCCCGGCCCTCCCGGCCCTGCCGGGGCAGACGGCAAGGACGGCACCAATGGCACCAACGGTCTGTCTGTATGGATTACTTACCATGACGACACGGCAACACCGGCCACGCCCACAGGAAATGGTACGCTGAACGGCTGGCACACGGACTTGACCGCAGATGTGGTGTGGATGTCGCAGAAGGTGGCTGCATCTGCTACGGCTGGCACATGGGGTACGCCTATACGGATTTTGGGTGAAAAGGGTGAACAGGGAATTCAGGGCGTTCCCGGCGAAAAGGGAGACCCCGGCGCAACTGGCCCCCAGGGCGAGCAAGGCCCACAGGGAGAAAAAGGTGACACAGGAGCCAAGGGAGACCCCGGCGCAAAGGGTGATCCTGGCAAGGATGGAACGAACGGGAAGGATGGCAGCCCCGGTGCCACTGGCCCACAAGGCGAAAAAGGTGATACTGGAGATACTGGCCCGCAGGGTGTAAGCGTCACCGCAACCACGGTGGAATATTATCTTTCCACCTCCGAGACAGAGCTTTCCGGCGGCACATGGCAGGCCACAGCCCCGACCATCACAGACGGCAAGTATCTTTGGAGCCGCACGAAGATTACCTATTCTAACGGCCAAACAGCCTATACCGGCGCATACTGCATCAGTAAGGCCATGACCGAGAGCGCCGAACCGATTGTCAGCGAGACCCGCACGGCGGTGACGAAGCTGACCCAAGATGTGGATAGATTTAAGGCCACGGTTGCTGAGACCTACACAGAAAAGTCCAATTTCAACGAGTTCCGGCAAAAAACGGAATCCGACCTAACCGCCAACAGCACGGCCATAGAGCAGCGTTATACCGAGATCAAGACCGTGGAGCAGAAAGTCCTTGGCGTAGATGGCAAGGTAACGGATGTGCAGAAAAAGGTCACAGAGACGGCGGGCTATATCCGTACCGGCAAGGTGGCAGAGGATGAATCCGGGAATCCCATCTACGGCGTGAAAATCGGGCAGACCGATACGGCGGGCAATTATAACGCCTTTGCACAGTTCACAGCCGGGCGAATTTCCTTTTTCGATGAGGCCGGGCATGAAATCAGCCACTTTGCCGGCCAAGATTTCTTCATCGACAGCGGTATCATCGTCCAAAACCTTAATCTCGGCGGCTATGAGCTGCGCCGGAATAAGGGCCTTGGCTTCAAGTGGATAGGAGGCTGACAGAATGGCAACAAGCGGAACCGTAAAAACAAACACAAAATATGGCTCCTATTTTTGGGTCAAGTGGGAGATCAGCGGCAGTCAGGACATAGCCGGGAACAAGACTACCATTTCCTGGTCTTGCGGCCTGAGCCCCGGTGAACAATATTACACAAACGCCATAAAAATGGGTGCGGTGGTCATTAACGGTCAAACTGTGTATTCCGGCGGCACATATTCCGACATCACGGATTACAAGGACCGCACCTTTGCCTCTGGCACACTGGACATCGCCCACAACAATGACGGTAGCAAGACCTTCACCGTTTCCGCCTTTTCCGGGTGGCTGTACGGAAACGGAGATTATACCGCTTCGGCGGAGAGCTTTGCCCTACCTGCCATACCCCGGGCGGCTACCATCACATCCGCACCCAACTTTACGGATGTGGACAACCCGGCCATTGCCTATGCCAATCCGGCGGGCTCGGCGGTTTCTGCGCTGGATGTGTGCATTTCTCTGACCGGATCGGCATCGGATATTGCCTACCGAGCCGTCAGCATTAGCGGTGGCAGCTACACCTTCCAGCTTACCAATGCGGAGCGGGCCGTGCTGCGCAACAACACGACCTTAACGCGAAAGGTTGTGTTCCTGCTGCGCACCAAAATCGGAAGCACCTATTACTACGACACCGCAGAAAGGACATTTACCGTCACCAATAATGCGGCCACCCGACCCAGCGAAGCTATTGCCGTGGCCCCCGTCAGCGCCCTGTCTGCGCCGTTTAATGGCCTGTATATCCAGGGCAGAACACAGGCCAAAATCACGCACACGGCCAGCGGCAAGTTCGGCGCGACCATAAAGCAGTATTCCGCCGCTGTAGAGGGTAAAGCCTATTCCGGGAAAACAGTCACCAGTGATGCGCTGCAAACGCCGGGCGTGCTGACCATCACCGGCACGGCAACGGACAGCAGAGGCTTTTCTACGACAGTATCTAAAACCGTCACGGTGCTGGCGTACAATACGCCCTCTGTGGTGCGTAACGGCACCACAGGAAGTTTTGTATGCGCACGGTCTACCTCTGACGGAACAATAAGTGAAGACGGTACAGCGCTTTGTGTGGCGTGCGCCAAGTCCTTTTCCTCTTTAGCCGGAAACAATAAATGCACATTGCGTCTGCGCTATGCGGCAGAAGGCGGCGGTTGGTCAAGCTGGATCACGCTTTTGGCAGAATCTTCCGGAAACGATTACGCAGGCGTGGTGCCCGGTGTCACCCTATCGGTATCGGTGGTATATACCATCGAGATTCAGGCGGTGGACAAGCTGGGTGAGAGCGGGTCGGTGGAAACGAGAATCCCCACATCCGAGATGACCTTTCACTTGGGCGAGAATGGTAAAGCCGTGGGTATTGGGCGGTACGCCAGCGAGAGCGGAGAAAAGCGGCTGGATGTGGCCTGGGATGCGCATTTTGAAAAGGGACTGCAAGTCAGCGGTGCCACAACGCTGGGCGGAAACCTAACAGGCAAATATCTTACCGGCACATGGCTGCAAACCACGGAGTCCTCAGACCTGGGCAAAACACCACCTAAGGTGGCGGTGCTGGATAATGCCGGCTGGGTGTATTACCGGACACCGGCGGAGCTGCGGGCCGATTTGGGATATGGGGACTATGTGTTAGAGCAAGGCACCAGTGGTATTTGGACTTACCGCAAATGGGCCAGTGGCGCGGCAGAGTGCTGGGGGCAGCCGTCTAAGAGCGTGGCATCATCCGGCACATTCCTTGGCGCGTATGCATTTTCCACATACTTCTCGTTGCCGACCGGGCTTTTCGCAAGTGTGGCGGAAGCCAATGTGAATCCAAAGTTCGGAAGCGGATACGCAATCCCTGCATATATAAATTTGACCAATGCATCAATCGGTGTTGACGCGCTATCAAATAACAACGGCACGCAGACCTTTTCCGCGCATATCAGTGTAAAAGGCAAGTGGAAATAAAAAACTGGCATAAAATCAAATCAACCAAGCCCCCCAGAGGAGAAAGGAAATTACTGAATGGAAACAATCGTCGTGGCTATCATCACCGGCGGCCTGTCGCTGCTGGGGGTAATCATCACCAGCAACAAAACCGCCCGGGATGTGCAGGCCAAACTGGACATGCAGCAGGCCGTAACCGAGACAAAGCTGGAAGAGCTGACCCGGGAAGTCCGGGAGCATAACAACTTCGCCCGGCGCGTGCCGGTGCTGGAGGAGCAGATCAAGGTCGCCAACCACCGCATCGCGGATTTAGAAAACAATCATTAATTTTTGTGGTGCCCGAGTCGGGCACGGAAAGGAGCAACAAAATGATGAAGAATTGGAAACAGTGGGTAAAGGCCGCCGCCGTGCGTGCCGTAAAGACCGTGGCACAGACCGCCGTGGCCACCATCGGCACCAGCGCCGTAATGGGCGAGGTGAACTGGATGATGGTGGGCAGCGCCTCTCTGCTGGCAGGCATCCTGTCCCTGCTCACCAGTGTGGCGGGCCTGCCGGAGGTGTCCGAAGGGGGCGATGTCAATGCCTAAAGTATTTCTCTCCCCCAGCAACCAGTACGATAACCGCTATGCCTACGGTGACACTACCGAGGGCGTACAGTGCGGCAAGATCGCCGAGGCCTGCAAGGCCGCCCTGGAGCGCAGCGGCGTGACCGTGAAGCTGATGCACGATGAATCCATGCAGGAGAAGTGTGCGGCATCCAACGCTTTCGGCGCAGACCTCCATGTGCCCATCCACACCAACGCCTTTAACGGCCAGGTAAGAGGCACCCGAATGTTCTGCTTTAGCAGCAGCGGCGAGGGCATGAAGGCTTGTCAGGCGATTTTCAATCGTCTCGCTCCCATCACCCCCGGCACCAGCGAGAATATCCGGGTAGATGCCTCCCTCTACGAGGTGCGGGTGCCTGCCGCCCCTACGGCCTATATCGAGTGCGAGTTCCACGACAACCCCACTGCGTCAAAGTGGATCGTGGAGAACACCGGGCTTATCGGCGAGACCATTGCCCGGGGCATCTGCGACTACTTCGGTGTGACCTTCCGGGAGAAGGAGCAGGCCCAGCCTTCCAAGTCCGTGGACGAGGTTGCCCGGGAAGTGATCCGCGGCGAGTGGGGCAATGGCTCCGACCGCCGCCAGCGCCTGGAGGCAGCAGGCTATGACTACGATGCCGTACAGGATCGAGTGAATGAGCTGCTGAACAGCAAGGAAGAGACGGGGCCGCCCGCAGAGCCCGCGCCCGCCGAGCCGACAGAGCCCGCTCCCGAGCCGGAGCAGCCTGCCACCGATAAGCTCTACCGTGTCCAGGTCGGTGCCTTCGCAATCCGCGAAAACGCCGAGAAGATGCTCCAGCGACTGAAAGACGCCGGGTTTGAGGGGTACATCCGAGAGGGGTAAGCATTTCAATCCACTGGAGGGCGCAGAGGACACCGCTACGCCGGCCTCACGCCCGTGCATAAACATCCGCACCTCCACGGCTATTTGTTTTGTGTATGAACAAAAACCACAAGGCCGTAAGGGATTTTCTGTCAAATCTGCCGCCGAAGCGAGCCGTTGCTTTTGTTGATTCTTTTTTGCTCCCTGACAATGAATCGATGGTGGTCATAGAATGCGATGTGCGCCGTAAAAGTTGCGTACAAGTATCTATGGAGCGGAATATGTCCGTCGAAACCGTAAAGCGGCACAGATGCAGAGCGTATCATAAAATTGCACAGGAACTATTTATCCCCCTGCCTTAACCGGCGGGGGGGTTTTTGCTTTTTTTGACACTTTTCAGGCACTTTCGGGCGCCTGTTTTTTTGTACCATAAAAGCAGAAAGAAGGTGGCAAAATGTACGAACGGCTTATAGCTTGCGGTTATACGGAGCAAATGGCAAGGGATATTTTGACCTTGTTCCCAGACCCGGAAGAATTGCGGATATATGTATATTTTGCCGAACTGTTCTGTGAAGAAAGGACGGTATGTTGATGGCATTTAATCCTTATTATCAGAATCCATATCAGCCGATGGGATATAACGGCCAGTACGGCAATTATGCCCCCCAGAACGCCGCAGGAGCCCCGCAAGCGTTTGTGTGCCAAATTACAAGGGTAAACGGGAGAAACGGCGCAGAGGCTTTCAGAATGGCCCCAAACAGCTCCATTCTGCTGATGGATGAAAACGACCCCATTGTGTGGATGAAACAGACGGACGGCGCGGGGTATGCAACGGTAACGCCTTACACGGTTTCTCCGTATCAGGCTACCCCGCCTGTGGATGTAAGCAGTCTGGAAGAGCGCGTAAAGAGATTGGAGGACACAATCAATGGCAAATCCAATGATGCAAATGCTGATGGGAAACGGAAGTCGAAAGCCGAATAACCCCCTTGCGATGGTGGCGGAGTTCCGAAAATTTGCTTCCGGCATGACCCCGCAAAAAGCACAGCAGGAAATAGGGAGATTACTAACTTCCGGGCAAATGAGCAAAGAGCAGTTTGCCGATTTGCAGAAACAAGCAAAGGACTTTATGCAATTCCTGAAATAGGCCGGGTCGACACGGTTTATTTATAAAAATCTATGAAAGGAGTTTTCCACATGGAGAACGGTATGTCTCTTAGCGATATCGCCGCTGTGACGCGCGGCGCAAGTGATGAAAACGGCTGGGGTTCCGGCTGGTTTCTTATCGTAGTCCTGTTCCTGTTCATGTTTGGTTTTGGTGGCAACGGATGGAATCGGCAGGGTGAGTTCGGGCAGTTCGCTACCGCTGCCAGCCAGCAGGAGATTCTGTTCGGCCAGCAGTTCGGGCAGATCAACGACCGCCTGACCAACATCGGTAACGGCATCTGCAATCTCGGGTACGAGATGCAGGGCGGCATCGGGCAGTTGGGCAAGGAGATGGCTTTGGCGCAGAACGGCACCAACATGACCATCATGCAGACAGGCAACAGCATCCAGAGCCAGATGGCGCAGTGCTGCTGCGAAACACAGAGGGCCATTGATGGCGTAAACGCCAACATCGAGGCCAAGTTTGCGGCGCTGGAGAAGTCCCAGCTTGAACATCGCATTGCGGAGCAGTCCGCCCGCATTGCCAGCCTTGAGATGGATAACCGGATGTATGGTGTGGTTCGCTATCCCAACGGCTACACTTACAACGCCGGTAATTCCCCCTTCTGCGGCTGCAACAGCTGCTGCGGCGCAAACATCTGACACAGAACGATAGGCCCCTTTTGGCCGGGTTATGGGCGGGGCTAATGTCCCGCCCTTTTAATTTAGAAAGGAGATTTTACAATGTCTTGCAAATCTGCGATTTACACTGCTATGCAGACCCCCACGGAGGTTGCCGTAAATGGTGTTATCCCTCTGGGCAGTCTTATCCGCCGCTATGGATGCGATATTTCTTTAAACGGAAACGCTGTCAATATCGTTGGCAAAGGATATTATGATGTCGATGTGTCCATCACTGTATCCCCCACGGCGGCAGGGACGGTCACTGCAACGCTCATCAAGGACGGCGTGGTTGTTCCCGGTGCGACAGCTTCCGCAAATGCTGCGGCTGGCGCTCCTGTTACGCTGGCATTCCCCGCTCTTGTGCGTCAGGCGTGTTGCGCATCCGGCTCTGCGCTGTCGCTGGTACTGACTGGCGCGGCATCCACAGTTAGTAATGTTGCCCTCCGGGTACAGCGCATCTGATGGAGGTACGGGATGAAAGTTATTGAGAAATTGGAAAATTTTATCGATAGCGAGATCCACGATGCAGAAGTATATGCAAAGTGCGCCTTAAAATACAAGGAATCCGACCCCACGCTTGCGAAACTGTTTTACGATTTATCCACGGAAGAAATGCGGCACATGGATTTGTTACATGGAGAAGTTGTCCGCCAGATTGAGCAGTATCGCAAGGCAAAGGGTGAACCGCCCGCCTCCATGCAGGCTATCTATGATTATCTGCACGAGAAGCAAATCGACAAGGCGAAGGATGTAAAGAGCTGTCAAAGCATGTATCGCAATGGGTAAATATCGTCCGAAAAGTGATAGTAATTTGATAGTAACCCAAACGATACGGCGCGGTATAGCGTAACATTTTCACATGGAAAACACAAATAAATACCGTACTATACCGCTTTATTGCAACAATATACTGCGCTTTTCGAACTGGCTTACGCCTTTTAAGCAGGGTGTCCGGGGTTCGAATCCCCGACGGGGCACCAAAA